AGTGCTTCAACCTCGCTGCGGCGGCCCTGATCAAACAGGCCACCGCGGCTGGCTACAGCCCGGCTTAACGCTTTTCCACGTCTCGGAGTCTGTCTATGTCTTTTGCTTTAACTGCAGAGACCGCGTTCCAGTATTGGGCGCAACTCGACTGTCCCACTTCCCTTAAACTTTGGCTTCTTGCCAAAGCTGGACAGTGGGCTGAGGTTTTGGCTTCCAAGGCCGAACCTGAAAACTTCATCTGTCCTATCGAGTATGCAAAAGCTAACGCTGCGGTATGCTTCCTCAAGAAGTGTCCTGCGGTGCCGAGCTCGAGCTCTTCGGGGCGCCGTCAAGGCGCTCACGACTCGTGGCGGGCAGGTGAGGCGTCGTGTTATCATGCCAATGAGAGACTATCTCCAATCTTAACCTCGCCTCTCTCGGCTGAGGTTCCGGCGGAATTCCTCCGTCGGGTTAGGAGGCGTCTCATTTCTTGGCTCGGCTACGGTCCCTCTGACGAAGAGGTCCAAAACCGCGCCAGACATGGCCCTGGCACGACCTTCTCGAGTTCTGCGGTCAGTCCAACCGCCGCAGATAAGTATGACGAACCGATAACGGTGACCACTGGAGCGGTGTGGCATCTAGCCAACATCGTCGGTACCCTTTGGTTCGCGCACCAAGCGCGTGACTACGGTCCCTCATCCAGGAGTCCGATCCAGGTTATCCGCGGAAACCGTTTTACGACGGTCCCAAAGACGGCTCTTACGGACCGCGGGATCTCCATCGAAGGCTCGCTGAACATTTATTTTCAGCTCGCTATCGGTGGCGCTCTCCGCGCCCGTCTCCGTTCTTCCGCGGGGTGGGACCTCGACTACGCTGCCGATGTCCACCGCGAGGTGGCCCGTCAAGCTTCAATCGATGGTCTATATGCCACCCTGGATTTGACTAATGCAAGCGATTCCCTGTGCAAGAACCTGGTCAGGATCTTGTTCCGCGGGACTCGTTGGCTTGAGTGGTTCGAGGACCTGAGGTCTTCTCACACTTTTGTCAACGGATCCTGGCATCTGCTGGAGAAATTCAGCAGTATGGGGAACGGTTACACGTTCGAGTTGGAGACCTGCGTTTTCGCAGCTATCGCTTCTGAGTGCCTCAAGTTACGGGGGCACGCGGGGGAACTCGGACACGACCTTTACGTGTTTGGCGACGACATCATTGTCCCGTCTGATGCCGCGAGGTTGGTAATCGATACCTTGCGCTGGCTTGGCTTCAGTACTAACCCTTCGAAGACCTTCACAGGGGGCTCTTTCAGAGAGTCCTGTGGGGGAGACTTCTTCCTTGGAAAACCCGTTCGCGGGTTTTATCTGAAAGCTGAGTTAGCGTATGGCACTCAAAGGATCTACACCGTACATAACGGTGCAAAAGTCAGTCTTAGTCGCTGTGGGGTTAATTCTCCTTGGTATCTGGATTGGCTCCGTAACAACGCCCTTCCGAAAGCTCTTCGCGAGCTCGGAGGTCCCGAGCGCCTCGGCGACTCGGTGCTCTGGGGTGTCAAACCCCAGTTCAGGTGGCGTCACGGAATCCGATGGGTGAAATCTATGAGGTGGAGCGTACCCAAAAACGTTCCGTGGAGTTATTTCTCCATTTCCTCTAGATTAGCTTGCCGTTTGACAGGGCACGGTGACACCTTCGGGATTAACTCCCGGGGA